AGGGCTCATCGAGATGGTCCGAGAGGCACTGGCCAGCGGCATCCAACCGTGGCGCATCTGCTTCGTGTCCTTCACCCGCAAGGCCGTCCAAGAGGCGGTTGAGCGCGCATGTACCGAGTTCAACCTGACCGAGAAGGACCTTCCATACTTCCGGACGCTGCACTCGATGGCGTTCCGGCAGTTGGGGCTGACCAGAACCGACATGATGTCGGCGGCAGACTACAAGATCATCGGCGATAGGCTTGGGGTTTCCTTCACCGGCGCGGACATGGTGTCTCCAGACGATGGCATTCTCATGCCTGCCACTGGCGGCAGCGGCGTGTACTATCTCCAGATCATCGACCGATCGCGCTATCGCATGGTCACGCTGGAGGAAGAGTTCAACAAGGCGAACAACTACAGCCTGTCCTTCTCCAAGCTACGCCAGATCAAAGCTTCACTGGCCGCGTACAAATTAACCTTCAGCAAGGTGGATTTCGTAGACCTCATCGACCAGTTTGTCTCGTACGTTGATCCTCCGTACTTTGACCTGTTCATCGTGGACGAGGCGCAGGATCTGACGCCACTGCAGTGGGAGATGGTTCACCGGATCCGCGCCAACAGCAAGCGCACCGTGTATGCGGGGGATGATGATCAAGCCATCCATGCTTGGACTGGCGTCGAGGTTGATCGGTTCCTCAGTGCTTCAACCGAGAGGCGTGTGCTGACGCAGTCGTATCGCCTGCCGAAAGCGGTCTTCAACCTCGCGTCTATCGTCGTTCGTCGGATCCAGAAGCGAGAGCCCAAGGACTACCATCCGACCAGTGAGCCGGGGGAGTTGGACTACCACCTCGGCCTTGACACGGTGCCGCTGCACAAGGGTTCTTGGACGTTGATGGCCCGCACCAACGGGTTCTTGGGGCTGTATCGGGATTGGCTCGAGGAGGCTGGCTACCTGTACAGCCTCAAGGGCAGGCCGTCGCTGCGACCCAAGATGGCTGAGGCGATCTGGACATGGCGCAGTCTTCAGAGAAACGAATCGATTCCGCTCTCTTTGATCAAGAATCTTTATGATCATGTGTCGAAGCAGGGAAAGGACGCTGCCGTAAGGCGCGGGGCATCAGTGCTGCTAGAGAGCGGTGACCCAGCGGGTGACTATCGGTACGAGGATCTGGTGCGTGAGTTCGGCCTTCTGGCGTCCAAGGACCAAGATGCGCTGTCCGTGATCAAGATGTCCGAGGACGAGCGCATGTACATACAGGCGCTGGAGCGTCGTGGGGAAAACATCCAGTCTGCCCCGCGCATCAAGCTTTCGACGTTCCATGCGATGAAAGGGGGTGAAGACGACAACTGCGTGGTGTATCTTGGCACGACCATCGCCTGCGCCAGCAACGATCAGGACGACGAGCATCGTGCATTCTACGTCGGCATAACGCGCACGCGAAAGGCCCTTCACATCTTGGACACTGACAGAACCTACAGGTATCATCTATGAAACGTGCTGAAGTCCTCGACACCGCTAAAGGCTATGTGACCCGCGACCGCGCCGCCGATCACGGCAACATGGAAGACAACTTCCGCACGATTGCGGACTATTGGGCGGTTCATCTTGGCGTCGAGGTCACGCCTGCAGACGTCGCGGTGATGATGACGCTGCTCAAGCTGGCGCGCATCCGCAGCAACCCCAAGCACGACGACAATTGGGTGGATGGCTGCGGTTATCTGGCATGTGGCGGGGAGTTGATGGATGCGGCAAGCTGACCTGTTCATCGACACGGATGCTGAACTCGACTGGAACATGCCGACCGAGTACCCGGACCTGACCGGATACAAGCAGATCGCCATCGACCTTGAGACCTACGACCCTAATCTGACCACTCTGGGCCCGGGTTGGGCCCGGAACGACGGCTACATCGTCGGGGTTGCCATCGCCGCTGGGGACATGTCTGCCTACTTCCCGATGCGGCACCAGAACGGTCACAACCTTGACCCGAAGATGACCATGCGCTGGCTGCAGAGGCAGCTGGCCACGCCGCAGATCGACAAGATCATGCACAACGCCACCTACGACGCCGGGTGGCTGCAGGCTGAGGGCGTGACGATCCAAGGCCGGATCATCGACACGATGATCACGGGAGCCATCGTTGACGAGAACAGGCTTTCCTACAGCCTGAACAACCTCGGCAAAGACTACATCGACATGCGCAAGGACGAGCGTCTGCTGCGCGCTGCCGCCAAGGAGTGGGGCTTCGACCCCAAGAGCGAGATGTGGCGTCTGCCGCCTCGCTACGTTGGCGGCTACGCCGAGCAGGACGCGGTCATGACCCTCAAGCTGTGGGAGCGCCTGCGCACGGAGATCGAACAGCAGGACCTGTGGAACATCTGGAACCTCGAGACCAGCCTCATCCCGCTCATGATCGAGATGCGCAAGCGCGGCGTTCGGGTGGATTTGGATGGCGCGGAGAAGGCCAAGAAGCTTCTGAAAGCAAGGACCAAGGACCTACGCGCGCAGATCAAGAACATCAGCGGCGTGGACATTGATCCTTGGGCTAGCGCCTCGGTTGAGCGGATGTTTCAGGCTCTCAACTTGGAGTATCCGAGGACCGACGCTGGAGCGCCGTCATTCACCAAGCAGTATCTCAACGCCCACCCGCATGAGGCCTGCCAGATGCTGGTTCGGCTGCGGGAGTTTGACAAGGCGGATGGTACTTTCATTGACACGATTTTACGGCATCAGTATAAAGGACGCATCCACTGCGAGTTCCACCAGCTGCGTAGTGACGACGGCGGCACGGTGACGGGTCGGTTCTCTTCTTCGAGTCCAAACCTCCAGCAGATTCCTGCCCGGGACCCGGAGATCAAGTCCCTGATCCGGGGCCTGTTTCTGCCCGAGGAGGGATGCCGCTGGGGGTCGTACGACTATTCGTCGCAGGAGCCTCGGCTGCTGGTGCATTGGGCCGCGAGCCTTCCTGACACCGTCAGGCATCCGATGGTCGATCACATCGTCGAGCGGTACCACACGGAGAATGTGGACCTGCACCAGATGGTGGCGGACATCGCGGGGATCAGCCGCAAGCAGGCCAAGGTCGTGAACCTTGGCATCATGTACGGCATGGGTAAGGGCAAGTTGGCCAATCAGCTTGGGATCTCGGTTGAGGAAGCCGAGGCTCTACTGGCCACGCACCACCAGCGTGTTCCCTTCGTGAAGGGCCTCGCCGAGATCGCGACGCAGCAAGCGGATAAGTACGGGACGATCCGGACGCTGCTCGGGCGCAAGTGCCGCTTCCACCTCTGGGAGCCTAAGTTCGGCTACAAGAAGCCGCTGCCGCTCGAGGAGGCGCGCAAGGAGTACGGCTTTGTGCTTCGCAGGGCCTTCACCTACAAGGCGCTGAACAAACTGATCCAAGGTTCTGCTGCCGACCAGAACAAGCAGGCTATGGCAGATTGTCACAGGGAGGGCCTAGTTCCGATGCTCACGGTCCACGATGAGCTTTGTTTTTCAGTGGAAAGCGACGCTCAGTCGGCCCGGATTACCGACATAATGGAGAATGGACTTGGGCACGTTCTCAAGGTACCCTCGAAGGTGGACGTAGCCCTTACCAATAACTGGGGAGAAGTCGATTGAAACAGGAGTTCAAATCCCTCGGGATCAAGGACATGCACCCGATGCAGATCGAGGCCTTGATCAACTTCATCGGCATGGCGCTGGACATGGCGTCCCAGTTCGAAGGTGACGAAGCCCTTGAAATGGTTGAGGAAGAAGCGGACCAGCTAGTCCGCTTGTTCGGTGGCAATGGCGTCCGCGTCGAACTAAAGGTCGAACTCGATCACGGAGACTGACGAGATTGAATAGCCGCGTTCCTCGCCGCGTCTATCGGGTTACTCCCAAGAAGTTCCGCAGGCCTCGGACCTGGGGCCGACGCACTCGGACCCGCGCCGCCGAAGGTAACGCGCAGTCTGGGGGGAGCAGCGACGGGAGCGGCTGTAGGCGCGGCGCGCGGCATGCTGACCTGCGGAAGACCCTGCTCCTGCGCACGCTGCACACGCTGTTCCGTGGCCTGCGCTCCTTGGGATATCCCCTGTGCGGAGACTTGGCCAGCGATCTCCCACGCGGTCTCCAGCGCACGGCCAACCTGATCGTAGTCCACCCCTGCGCCCGGGCGAACGCCAGTGGGGCGGGTGATGAGGTTCAGGAAGGCTTTTGTGCGCAGAAGCTTGGACATGGCCAAGATCGCCCCTGCGGTGGACAACGTTGCGAACGGGGCCGTGACAAGGCCAACCACGCCCAAGGATCCGGCGATGGTGGCAGGGGCAAGAGCCCCCAGCCCCTTGATCGGATCGTTTGAGGCCACTCTGGAGAACCGTGCTAGGCTGTACAGCCCGTCAACGACATCTTCTCCGAGAAGTTCGTTCAGGGTGGGGCGACCATAGCTGTTCAGCGCGCGTTCAATTGCCGCCGCGTTCTTTCCCGAGAACACGGCTTCGACAAAGTCGTCGCCTGGGTCTGCGGCCTTGGCCATGATGTCCCGCAGGGCGAGATCGCGGACAGCCTCCATCGTGGGAGACTGGTCTCCAAGGATGTCCTTGGCAGCCTTCACGGCACTGACGTTGTTCGGCTTCAGCACCGCCGCGACAACACGATTAGCATCCCCATCAGCAGCCGCCTGCTCCAGAACGCGCAGGAGATTGATGCCTTTCAAGTCAGCCACTTGCTGCGTCAGCGCGTTGATCGCTTGAATCTGGTCGGTGATCGGCATGCCTGCAAGGCGAGCAAGGTCTCGGTCCGTCACGTTGCGGCCAAGCGTCGCCATGTCCTTGAGGGCCTTCTGCACCTGCGGGAACTGGTCGCCAAACAGCGTCTTCGCCGTGCTGCCCAGCGCGTTGATCTTTTCCGACACCTTCTCGGCTGCCACACGCCCCAGCACGTCACGGCTCTCCGTGAACATCCGGTTGAGGTACATGCCCGCGATCTGGCGACGGACCGCCTCTCGAACCTCGACACCCTGTCCACGGGCCTGCGCGATGCGCTGCCCGAAGCGGACCTTGTCGTTGAACAGTTCGTTGTAGTAGCCCTTCAGCGGATCCGTATCCGGCAGTTCGCTGATCACCTCACGCAAGGGGCGGGTGGTTCCGTTCGGCTGCGGGATGTCCACGTTCGGCACCACGTCAAGGACCGAGGTCGGAGGTTCAAGGGCCGCGCGCCCAGACGGGACGACCGAGTTCAGGAAGCGGCGGATGCCTTCCCCGTTGTTCGGCACCATTAGCCCGAAGTTCGGGTTGACGATGTCCTCGGGGTTGAAGTTGATGTTCTCGCGGTACTTGCGGAACAGGTTCTCTGACTGGACCTGCTTGAAGCGGTCGATGCCGGTCGTGTAGAACCGCTGCGCCTTTCGAAGAAGATCTAGCCCTTCCCGCATTTGGCCAAACTCGGCCTTGGACAGGAAGCGGCCATCCGGTCCACGGATGGGCCCTTTCGCATTCAGGACACCTGCTGCGATGGCTTCCGTCTCTCGGAACGCATCTTGAAGCGACCCGGTCAGGCGGGTGAGCATCGCCTTGTCCACGGCCCCCACGAGGCTGGGGTCAAACGAGGCTTGGTTGAGCATCGTGCGAAGGCTGTTGGCGGTGTAGACGTCTACCACGCCCGGCATGTCCTCCACGAACCGACCGAACTTGGTCTTGTCGATCTCCATGGCCGGATTGTCGCGGATGATCTGCGACAGGGTCCGCTTGACGGGGCCCATGTTGATCAGTGGCTGGCGTCCAAGCTTCTGGTTCGCCAGAGAGTAGATGGCGTCCACGTCCTCGTCGAAGATCCGCTTGGCGATGTCCAAGGACTCAGCCACCACTCGAGCGCCACGAGGATCCGGGGCTCCGAAAAGGTTGGTCAGTTTGTTCACCTCGACATCGACGACGTTACGGAGGTTGTCCTCCGCTGTCCGCAGAAGGTCTTCCGGCGTTCCGTAGATCCTCGCGATGTCCTTGTTGATGATGCTGCGGAGGTTCGCGTAGTCGTATTCCCCCGTAACCCCGCGCTCTTTCTGGACCTTCTGGATCTGAGCGAGGACAGCATCCGCGTTCTGCTGGGCCGCAGCCTTGTTCGGGAACACGCCCTCGTAGATCGCCTGCAAGCGGCCAAGGATGGGGGAGGTGTTCGCAGCGCGGACCGTGGGCCTTGCTCCCTCGGCCAGCGCAGCGCGGACCTCGAGGCGCGCGGCATTGGCAGCGTCACCTCCGGGGCCCTTGATCAGGCGCGCAAGGCCTGCGGAGATGGCGCGGCCTGCGCCTTCACCGGCTGCGCCAAGAACCGCTTCTGTCACGGCCTGCCTGCCGACCTGAGAGATGGGCTCTGCCTGTACGCCACTGGCGTATTCAAAGCCTTCATCCATCAGATAGCCAATGGCGCTACCCGCCCCGGCGACGGCCATGGCTGGGAGAATACCAACGCCAGTCATAGCCATACCGCCCGCGATGCCGCCGACCAGCGGACCAGCAGACGCCGAGAAGAACTCCGTGATGTCCTGTTTGGTGAACATCTCGTCGTCTTCGATGGCCTTCAGACCTGTGCCCTGCAGGTTGTACTGCTTCTTCAGGTTCTCTGGGATCGCATCAAGGTTCAGGAGGTAGCCGCCCTGCGGGTCTTGGGCGTACATCTCGGGCGTGAAGCCCATGCGCTGGAGGCGCAGCTGGTACTCTTCGTCGTTGTCCGCCTTCGCAAGATAGTTGCGGACGCCGTAGTCCTTCACCCCGCTGCGGTCGATCTCCGCAGGCTTGGAGAAGTTCTCCTGATAGTAGCGCGCAGCGATCCGCTTTGCCTGCTCGGCATCGGTGACCGACGGCATCGAAAGGACTTGCCCATTCGGGAGCGTTACATCGACCATATTAGCCCCCGTATCTAGTCAGGTCTTCCCCAGTCAAAACAATTGTCTGCGGCGCATTTTGTGCCGGTGCTGCCGCCGGTGCAGCGGGCTGGGCCGCTGGCTGCTGCCGCTCAACGCGGGCCCCCGGAACACGGCCCATGAGCGTTGAGAACTCTTGGTCCACTTCCTGCCGGTTTCTGTTCAGGATGCCTTGAACCTCGCGGATCGCCTCAAGCAGTTCCGCTTCGCTGCGGAACGCACCCGCGCTGAGGCCACGAACATTGAGGCCAAGGCCGTCCTTGTCCTCGACGACGATGCCCATCAGTTCTGCAACGCGGCGACGGTCGCCGTCCGAAATCGTGCGCCCGCTCTCGCCGAGCAACATAGGCGCGAGTTGCGCCGCAAGGGTCCGCTGAATAACGTCGAACCGTTGCGCGCCACTGACTTGCAGGTTGTCCTTGTCGATCCCAAGAGCGCCTGCCACCGGATCCGGAAGCGCCGCCGCAGCCCGCGACAGGAACCGGCTTGCCGAGCCTTCGAAGCCAGCGACATCCTCGGTCTGAAGCAGGTTTTCGGCTTCCACGCTCAGGCCAATCAGGCGGTCGCTGTCGTCCATGGCGGTGTTGTACATCGTGATCAGGCGATCCTGATCCCCCGCCACAATCGGCGTAGCGCCAGCGAGCGTCCCCTGCAGGGTCGGCATGTACACCGGAACCTTGCCGAAGTGCTTCGTTTCTTGGTCCTTGATGCTGTCCGTATAAATCCCAGCCAGTGACCTACTTGCCGCCGCTGCCGCCTCCCTTGCCGCAGCCTCCTCGCGCTGGAGCGAAAGGCCGCCGATGACGGCCTTGGAGATCCGCTCGGCCACGCTGCCAGGACCACCAATCGCGCCGCCGATGGCAGCGCCCATGATGGCGCGGTTCAGTTCAGAGACCGTCGCGCCCTCCGGAGCAGGCTCGCCCGCTGCCGTCTCATAGACGGACCGCAGGCCCTCCTCGGTGTTGGGAGCACCCACCGCGTCCGTGAGCGCCGCCTGCAGGTCCTCGTCGGTTGCCTCTGGATTTTGGGCCGTGGCGACAGCGTTGTTGAGTTTCTCCTGCGCCGCAGGGTTGTCCCCGATGGCCGCGCGGATCTCATCCAAGCCACGCCCCTGCACTGTCGGCGTCGCAGCAACCGGAGCCTGCGTGATGTCCACAAGAGTAGGCTCGGGAGCCGCAGCTTGCTGCGCCATCCCGTAGATGCCTGCAGTGAACTTCTGCATCGGGTTCATGTAGGGCATGGCCTGCGATAGAGAGATCTGACCACCCTCTTGGAACCGCATCGGAGCCGCAGCCCGCATCAGTTCCGGTGACGATGCTAGGATGCCACTCGGTTCTTGGATGCCGCCAACCTGACGCAGTTGCGCACGCGCAGCCGCAGAGCCGCGACGAAACAGGGCCCGGTTGTAGACCTCGTCATTCATCATCGCCTGACACCACTCGGGTTCATAAGACCGCCAAGGATACCACCAGCCGAACCGCCAGGCATCGAACTGAGCGCCTGCGCAGTACCAAGGATCGAGGACACCGGATTAGGCGTCGGGACGCTACGAGCGGTGAGCGTGGACGATGTCGAGGGGATCCCGCGCAGGATATCCGACATGTACGAGAACCGCTGGAAGGGTTCGTAGGCCTCTTCAATGGCCGCAGCGCGCTGCACATCGTACTCCGACTGCCGCTGCGCCTGCTCAAGCGCGCCGACGTTGAACAGCGCGTTGACGTCGCGCTGCGCCGCCGCCTGCGCCGCCTCGCCCAGAGCCGCCTGCTGGACACCAAGCTGGCCGATGCCCTGACCAAGCTGACCGAAGATCTGCGCCGCGCTCTGTCCGCGCCGCATCTGGTTCTCGAACGCCGTCTGCGCCTGCTGCTGGGCCCCGGTAAATGCCGCCGACCGGAGTTGCGCCCCCGTCTCCGCCATCTGCCGCGCCGCATTGCGAGCCAGTTCCTGCTCCGCGACCGCCTGCCGCGATCCGCCGAACGCCCCGGCCTGAACCGCCGCTCCACCGATGCGCTGCCGCTCAATGTCAGCCTGCCGCTGGATATCCGCCTCGCTGGCGCGGATCACATCCTCTACGAACGGATCGTAGAACGCGCGATACGACCTCGGGTCGTAGGCACCAGCCGTCCCCGCCAAACCAGCACGGCCCTCTTCATAGGCCCCAAGACCACCGCCAAGGGACTCAGCCGCCGCTTGGAACATCGGCTCGTAAAGGCCGATGCCGCCCTCGGTCATCATCCGGATGGCCTGCTCCTGCGCAGGCGTGAATGTGATGATGTCGGGGCGAGGAACGCCGCCAGCTACCTCTTGGATGGGCTGCCCATACTGGTCCACCATCGGCTGGCCAGTGCGCGGGTCCATCTTGTAGATCGGGTTTCCCTGCTCGTCAAACTGCGGAACGCCCATCAAAGGGCTAATGGCCGCGATCCCAGACACCTGACCCGTGGTCGGGTCGGTCGCATAGATGTTCGCCAGCAGGTCCTTGAGGAACCGCTCCTGATACTCAGGGAGTAGCTGAACGGACTGCTGCTGTACCGTCTGCGTCGGCGTGGCTACGGCCATTACGATCTCCTCTCGTACTGGCGCATCAGTTCGTACATGCGCGCCGCACCGGCATTGCGGTCGCCGTTCCCAGCGCCGCGAACCGCACGCTCCGTCATCACGAACTCACCATCCGAGAGGCGAGCCTCCTGAACAGGACCGCCATTCTGATAGATCATCGCGGGGATCGAATCACTCGTCCCGGTCCCCGGACCCTGAATATAGCCGCCTTCAGCACGCATCTGGATCCCCGGCGCACTCGGTCGGCCCATGTTGCCGTAGCGGAAGTCGGGAGCCGCCGTGCCGCGATAGTCAGGCAGCCGCTCGCCCGTCTCCATCTGCCGCTGCTCCAGCGCCGACATCATGCTGCCGCGAGGCTCGAATGCCTCAAGCAGCATCGCCATGCCCAGCGGGCTGTTCAGGCCGGTCGCGTTGAACAGGTTCATGATCCCCTGACCAGCGCCCGCCATCGCAGGCATGCCGCCCATCTGACCACCCATCGGGGCGTTCGCTCCTCGGTTCTGGAGCATGTTGAAGAGGTTCTGGCCCGTCTGCCGCGTCTCGCCACCACCCATGGCCCCCAGCACATCCATCGCAAGGCCAGCCTTGCCAAAGGACCCGCTGCTGAAGAGCGTACCGATCCCAGTCGAGATGGCATCGCCGATGTTCTTGATGTCCCCGCTGAGGAGACCACCCGCGATAGAGCCAAGAGCCGCGCCCCTAGGACCGCCGCTCATGAAACCAACCAGACTGCCGATTGCTGATGCGAGACTCATGTTGTGTTCACCGTCACTGAACCGACACCGCCGGTTGCTGAGAGCCCTCCGACATGGGGCGTGTTAGCCTGTGTGATCTTAACAAACCCGCCCTGTTGAAACAAGGCTCCCGGTTCTAGGCCTTGGTCATTGTCCTGCAGTGCTGTCAGGACGATGAAGGTATTGCGGCCCTCGCCCGGGTTCTGTTGCTGCGCAAGATACACGGAGAATGCGCGCACAATCTCCGCAAAGTAGAGCGGGTTGTACTGCGCCGGTGGGATCGGGAAGTACGGAAGAGGGACGTTGCGACTGCTCATCTGCGACCATCCGGCCTGATGTCATATCTTGGCGATCCCAGCCGCCACGTCATGGCAGCACCTGTAGATCCCACCCGCATTGTCATTTGCCGACCACGCAGCCGCAGGAAGAACTGTTCCGTGCTGGACGTAAACGTCGATGTCGTGGACGGGTTGAAGCTGCCCTGCTGATAGTTGCGCACGGCAGTCGTGAATGTAGCTGTCGGTGACTGAGCCGTCGAGTTCAGGAACGACAGATCAGGCAGTAGGCGACTGATGAACATGAACTGCTCGCCATCGCCGATGTCGATGGGGCTGGACTCAACATACGCCGTAATCGCCGAGGCAGGGTTGGTGCTGCCGTCGTCGAAGCCCAGTTCCTGAAAGTACAGGTAGTGATCCGAAGATGCCGCAATCGGATTGTCGAAGATCCCGCGATCAAACCATGCAGTCCGCGACAGAGTGCCGTAGTACCAGACTTTCTCGCCGTAGTTGAACACGACGTATCGATCATTAATCTCGCTGTTCGCAGACGGGTAGAACCACCACACCTCGGTGTTGGCCGAGTTCAGAGCAGCGGCAACCTTGAGCGCCTGATCTTGGTTGAAGTCGTCGAAGACGTAGTCCCGCACCGAGCAGGGCAGGTTCTCCACGCGACCGGAATAGACGTAGAACTCGTTGTTCCCCATCCAGAAAACACTGTCGTCCACGGCTACAACCGAGTTCGGGCTTAGGATGGAAATGTTCTCAGAGATCGCGCCCACCCCGAAAGTGAACGGAGGCCCAAGGTACTGCATCGAATAGAGCGTCGTGTCCGTGAACACGAGGATCTGCTGGCGCGTCTCAACGGCCCGTATGATCTCGGACCCAGATCCAAGGCGCAACTCCCCCGCAGAGTTGGTCGCGGTCGCCGCCCAGTCAGTCAAGCTCTCTTGGCTCGAGAACCGGATGGTCAGCGGATCCTGTGTGCCGGAGGATGCTTGCGGGTCACAGCCGAATGCAATGACATGCCGGTCCCTGTCCGAGACCAGCACCTGCTTGGCCACGGTCGGCGTAGCATTCGCCCCAGCCAGAGAAGAAAGGGCCACGGCCCGAGTTGAAAGACCCGCCGATGCGTCCCAGTAGTAGAGACCGCCATCTCGCACGTTCATCAACAGGTCTTCGCCGAAGTTGTCGTGCGACCACAGCCGCAGCTGGTTGGTCACGATAGACTGATTTGATGCCGAGCCCCACGCACCTCGGCTCCAGGTGCCAACGCCCCAGCCTGCACCTGATACCGCCGTGTCCAGACCGACGTTGATCTGGTACGCACCAATGACCGCAGCGCCGCCGTCACCGCTGTCCGAGGAGTTGGCCAGCACAGGTGTCGGCGTGTACTGGCCGTCGATGGTGATGTCGGCGACCGTGGCCACCGCACGAGCGGTGATCGTGTAGCTGTCAGCATCGACAATGCTGTCGATCTCGTATTCCTGATTGAGTATAGCCGCCGTGATCTGACCGCCGAGGCTGACAGCGCCGCTGAACGTCACGAAGTCCCCAGCCACCGCACCGTGAGCGGTGTCGGTCACTGTCAGCGTCGAAGATCCGTTAGTCGCAGCAAAGGTGACGGCCCCCGCAGTAGTCGTTGCCCGAAGCGGAGTGATGTCGTTGAACCCACCACCTCGTTCAACGTAGTACTTCAGGCTCGTGCCGACGCCGATGTACTGCTCATTCGACAGCGTCACCCAAGGATGCAGCGCGCGGCAAGTACCAAGGAACGACTTCGAAGACTTGCGGACCCAGCCGCCGATCTTCTCCGGAAACCCGAACCGAAACCGGATCTTGTTGCCGTCAAACCAGCCGCCCTCGTTGGTGTACGTCGTCACCTCACGATTGATGCCGGGTTTCAGTTGGATCTTGGCCAGGGGCATTCGGCACCTACAGCAGCGCGTTCGTCTTCGTCATATCCGCCTGCGTGAACCGCTGGTAGCCTTTGAGTTTCGGCATCGGTACCTCAACAATCTCGGCTCCCGTTTCGCGGGCCACGGTCCGTGCCACATCCATGAAGGACATGGCGACCCCGGTGCCGAGATTATACACGCCGCTGACGTCTAAGTCAAAGAAGCGTCGGTGGATGTCGATGACCCTGTCAACATGCACGAAGTCGCGCTTGATGTCCTCGCTGCCCTCGAAGACTTCGATCATGCCGATAGCCGCTGCCTGCCTGCGAAAGCGCGTGAAGGGCGAGGCTTGGATCTTCTCTTCCTCATGCGGCCCGTAGACATTGAAGTAGCGGAAGAGTTGCACCGGCATAGGCCACTCGCGGTCGATGGCATATAGTTCGATGATCCGCTTGGAGATGGCGTAGTCGTTAAGCGGGTTGGCCATCTCCTCGCGGAAGATCTTGCCGTCTCCGTAGACGGCGGCGGTCGAGGCGATCTGGATCGGTATCCTACACGAGGCGCACTCGTGTAGGAGGTTCTTGGTGAAGTTGACGTTCCGCTCTGCCAGCAACTTCCAGTCTGTGCACTGCGTGTCTGTGATCGCCCCGAGGTGGATGACGCGCGAGACGCCGGTGAGATCGACCTTGCCGTCGCCCCACTCGTAGCCCCGCGCGCCGGGGAAGGCGCGCATCATGTTCTTGCCGATGAAGCCCCTATGCCCCGTAATCAGGATCATAGTTCTGGCACCTCGTGTTCCTTCAGCGCGTATGTGCCAATGTGCGTGCAAGTGATCGCAGCGCAGCGATTGGCAAAGTTCATGGCGCTCGGCACGTTCGATCCCTTGGTCATGGCGTACGCAAATGCCGCAAGGAACGTGTCCCCCGCACCGCAGACATCGACCACTTTGACAGGGAACCCGGGCGAGACCGTCGTCGCATTGCAGGTTGCGCCATCCGGCCCCCTCGTGACGATCATGTTCTTCGGCCTCGAGATCAAGGCCTTCTCCTCGGCCGCGTTGATCTTGAACCACGCTGGGCCCAGCCCGCCGAGGTTGCGCTTCTTCGTGTCGATGAAGCAGTTCTCGAACCGCGACAGCCACGCGATGTCGTTCTCGGTCAGGAAGCCCTTGTCGTAGTCCGACACCACCACCGCGTCGAAGGCGGCCGGATCGTGGACGCGGACGTCCTTGTAGGTCTTCTCGGGCACATGGTCGTCGTCCACGCGCAGAAGCTGGGCGCCGGTCTTCTCGTCGACGTAGCGCGTCTTGATCGAAGCGCCCTCGATCGGCACCTCGGACATGACCTCGACGCCGAAGGAGCGCAGATTGGCCGCGACGTTGAGTGCCATGCCGACACGGATCTCGCTCCCGTGCAGCGTCAGCAGCGTGGCCGAGGACTCCGGGTTGATGCGCTTGATCGTGCCGTAGCGGTAGACATCGTGGCACGCATCGCCAATGACGAGGAACCTCATATCTGGCCGTCCCCCGGCATCACGCGGTGGTTATCTTTCGGATCGTCGAAGGTCGAGACCTCGGATACGGTGCCAGCCTCAACGCAGATCAGTTGGTGCGGCACGAGTGGCGGATTGCGCCACACGGCTCCGGGAATCAAACTCATCGTGCTGACTTTGGCCGTTTCTGTGTCGATCCAGCGCACCTGAAACGCGCCAGACCTCACCATCCATGTCTCGTCTTTCTTGGCATGGAAGTGCATCGAGCACCGGCCACCGGTCTTAAAGACCAAGTCCTTCCCACAGTACGCGTCCTCGTCCGCCCAGATCAGTTCGTGACCCCAGCCCTTCTCTACTACACGCATCAATCACTCCCGTTGTTGATTTGCCTTCGATGTACGGGAGAATGACCACTTTGGCGAGTCCGTGCCCCACCACGTCCTCGGCCCTGTAGTCTCCTCCCTTGGTGATGATATCAGGCTTCACGCGCTTGATAAGCCCCAGAGGCGTGTCTTCGTCGAAAAGATACACGGCATCGACGCAGCGCAGCGCGAGCAGCATCCGCTTTCGGTCTTCCTGCGCGTTGATCGGCCTCGTGCCGCCCTTGAGACGACGCACAGAGGCATCGCTGTTCAGGCCGACGACGAGGTACTTCCCCAGCGCGCGCGACTGTTCAAGGTACGCGATGTGGCCGACGTGCAGGATGTCGAAGCAGCCGTTTGTGAAGACTAGCATGTGCGCTGTATCGCGACCTGATACCCGGTTGGCGTCTCAAGAACACGCAACCGATTCCAGTTGCAAGCGATGAAGGCATCGACCGCCTGCTTCGGGCTGTCGTGGATGCTCTCGCCGTACCGCCAACTGACCGCGTCGTCGAAGAGCATGACGCCGCCGACGTTCAGCATCTCGAAGCCCAGCGCCGCGTCGAGCAGCACATCCTTGGCGAAGTGCGAGCCATCGACGTAGATCAGATCGGCCCTCACGCCGCGCAAGCGCAGGTCGATCAGCCCGTCGAGCGAGGTCTTCTCGATCAGCTCCACCTCGGGGAATGCAGCCGCATTGTCGAGGAACTGCCGCTTGGCCTCGTCCAGCACCGGCTGCTTGAGGTTCTCGGACGCCGTGAACGGGTCGATGACATAGTAGGCGAACGGCCCGTTCTGGCGCAGAAAGCTGGCGAAGTTGAAGGTCGTCTCGCCCTCGAACGCGCCGATCTCGACCACTGTCGCCGGGATGCCGATCTCGTTGAGGATGCGGAGGATCGACTGTTTCGTGTGGTCGTGGAAGACGACGCTGAACCTCATCTGGCGAGATCGTCGTTGCGTTGCGTCGTGCGGCCCTCAAGCGGCCTGCCGAGGATCGTTGTGTCCTTCATGTCTCCCTCCCACCCGTTGTAGGCGTAGATGCCCATCTGGTGGATCGGGAATACGTCAGCCCGCAGCATGATGTCCAGCGGCGCGCTGATGCCGTACTTGAGAACGTGGGCCAGCATGTTCTTCGCCACGGCAGGGTCGATGGCGTAGCTGTGAGCGCGGCAGATGAAGTGGTAGTTCGGGCCCTCGCTCGCATGAGGCGGCGTCGGAAGCACCTGCCAGCCTTGGTTCACTTGCTCGTTGCTGCCGAGGTAGCAGATCGAGTTGAAGACCGCGTGGTGCTGATACGCCTGCACCATGATCGCGTCATGCTCCAAGACGACCAGCGGCTGATCGTCGAGCACGCACTTCTGCCACAAGCTGATGTGGCTCAGAGCGCAGGCGACCTCTCCCCGCGTCAGGTAGTGATCCGTCACCTTCACCATCGCAGGTATGCCGCCGTGGTGCAGCGGAGGCTTGATGGGGTTCTGGATGCCGTCGTAGGCGTCCCAGTATGCCCACTCCATCCCTGCCAGATCGCAGCTATCGGCGCACCGCTGCGCCTTTTCTTCTGACTTGGCGTGGCCCGCGATGCGGATGATGTAGGCTCGGGAGACGGTCTGGTTGTAGCTGTAGTTGAGGGATTTCACGAGTTAGCCTTTGGTGATGGCGAGCGTCGCGCCATTGCCTGCGGAAACTTTGTTCCAGTTGGTGAGAGCGCCAACTTGAACAGGGCTTGACTTGCTGTCGACGGTGCTGTCACCAAGTTGTCCAGATGAGTTGGTGCCCCAAACATAAAGCTTTCCATCACTTGTGAGCGCAGAACCCCAAAAACCGTTTTGGGCCGCCGACACCAGAGACCAGTTTGTAAGAGCACCAATTTGAACAGGGCTGGAGCGGTAGACGACATTGTTTTGGCCGAGTTGGCCGAACCCATTTCCTCCCCACGACCAAAGGGTACCGTCTGTCTTTTCTGCAAGGCTGAAGTTATTTCCGAGTGAAACCTGCGCCCAGTCTGTAAGAGCGCCTACTTGAACCGGGCTGGAGCGGGAGATGACGGAGTTTTGACCAAGTCGGCCAAAAGTCCCAAGGCCCCACGACCAAATAGTTCCGTCTGTTTTTACAGCAGAGGTATGTGCGTTACCAGTTGCCACCTGTGCCCAGTTTGTAAGAGCGCCGATTTGAATGGGGCTGTTTTTAGCAACTGTTGTGTTGTCCCCAAGCCGCCCATTCGCTCCGCTACCCCATAGCCAAAGGGTACCATCGGTCTTAACAGCTGCTGAAAAAACGTTCCCCGCTGAAGTCTGAGCCCAGTTGGTAAGGGCACCAACCTGCACGGGGCTAGACCTATCGACATTGGCACTGTCACCAAGTTGGCCGTTTGATCCGGTACCCCAAGCCCAGAGGGTGCCGTCACTCTTAATGGAGGTGGTATGTGTACTGCCAGCTGCCACCTGATACCAGTTCGTAAGCGCGCCGACTTGAACAGGGCTGGAGCGGTAGATGACACTGTTCTGGCCGAGTTGGCCGACGTCGTTAGTCCCCCACGTCCAAAGAGTGCCGTCAGTTTTTATAGAAGTGGAGAAGTTAGCGCCGCCAGAGACCTGCGCCCAATTTGTAAGCGCCCCAACCTGAACAGGGCTGGAGCGGTTGACGACAGTGCCGTCGCCGATCTGGCCAAAGTTGTTCGCTCCCCAAACATAAAGCGGCCTAGGCAAAAACGGCTGTGGCCACGCCCCCGCCTTCTCGTACTCCAGCACGGTGTCGAGCGTCCACATGCCTGATGCGGAGCCGCCCTCGCCAGCAAAGTCACCGCTGGTCGCAGGCCCCGTCACAACAGGAGGCGTCTTCGAGATCACCCCGCCGGGATAGCGTTCGGCCATAGCCTTACTCCGTCAGAGCGTCCACGTCCTCGTGCGTCGTGGCGAGGGCAATCGCGTCCATGCGAGCCTCGAACACGGCGCGGGCAGCGTCCACCACGGCAGCGTCGTACTGCGTCTCGGGATACTGGTCGGTCTCCTTGGCGATCTCGGCATCGACCACCGTTTTGAACGCCGCCTTCGCAGAGCCACGAAGGCCCTCCTTGCGCTCCTCGACCTCAATCGCGCGCTTGCCCCACACGATCTGCGCGGGCGTCACGTCGATGTCGAAGTGGTGCGTCGTCACCATCTCGCGGTTCGGCACAAGGTCAGGCATGACCTCGACAGCCTCGCGCCAGCCCGGCTCCTTCGCCAGCTTGTCATCCGAGGGCCTGTAGTCCCATACGTCGGTGACTTGCCCGTTCTTCACTCTGATCCAGAAGCCCGCTTTCGTAGGCATGGTGCAACTCCTTTTTCAACTCGCTGAAGACCGAAGCCCAGTCTCCGTGTCCCTTCTGCCGAAACAGCCTCACGCTGTCGTACCACTCAGTCCCATTCCCCGGCTTGGCCCACAGATAGTACGGCAGAACCGGAACCACGATCCACGTCGGGATGCCCATCGCACCAGCCAGATGCGCCACCGACGTGCATGACGTTACCACAAGATCGCAGGATGCAACAGCCATCGCAGTCGCGCCCCAATGCGAAAGATCGACCTGCTGCACCCACGAGGGCCGATGCTCCGCACCCTCGTCACGCTGCAAGCTGATGTAGTCCGCGTCAAGGCCCTTCACCGCGTTGAACAAGAACTGCGGCGGGAAGATCCGATGCTGCTCATGCTCGAACTGCGGGTTACCCTGCCACCTCAACCCAATGCGAAGCCTGTCGCCGCGAGCGACATCCGGCTTGCGAATGTAGGCCGAGCCGTCGATGTCGCGGTACTGCCAGCCCAGCGGCACGCTCGCCGTCATGCTCGGCACCCAGAAGTCATGCACGACGCCAAACGCAGCCTCGTGCTGGATCACCATGTCCACGCCCTCGGTGTTCCGCATGACCACCGCCAGAGGCCCAGAGCAGGCAACGATCACCTGATTGCCGCGCCGCTTCAGTTCCCTCGCGAACCGCGCACCGTGGATCTGGTCGCCCAAGCCCGCCTCAAGGTTCAAGAGCGCCGTGCCCGTCTGCTGGCCGTCCCACATGGGCGTCGGCACGCTGGGTGCCTCGTTGCCGAAGACCTTCTCGATGCGGCCACGGTTGAGCAGGATCATGCCGTCGAGGAGGTGCCCCT